TATGCGAAAAAAGTGGACTCTAAAAAGAAAGCGCAAAATTAATTGTAGTAATCCTAGAGGCTTTTCGCAGAAACAATACTGTAAGCGACAGCGTCGTGGAGGAAAATATAAAAGTGCCCGTAAGAAAAGTTAAAGGTGGTTATCGATTTGGTAAGTCTGGAAAGATTCACCGAACAAAGAAAGCTGCAGATAGACAGGCAAGAGCAATATACGCATCAGGTTATGGCAAGAAGAAAAAAACGAGATCCAAGAAAAGGAACCGGAAAAAAGCCAAAAGGTAGTGGCAGAAGACTCTATACTGACGAGAATCCAAAAGATACCGTTAGAATAAAGTTTGCTACTATAAAAGATGCTCAGGCTACAGTCCGTAAAGTAAAAAGAGTTAAAAAATCTTACGCGAGAAAAATACAAATATTAACGGTTGGTGAACAACGAGCAAGAGTGATGGGAAAGAAAACAGTCGCATCAATCTTCAAGTCTGCAAAAGCAGGATTACGGAAAAGACATGGCAGTAAGAAGAAAAAGAAAAGCCGCTAAAAAGAGGCCAGTACCTACAAATCCTACTCTTTATGCTAGAGTAAAGGCTGAGGCAAAGAGAAAATTTAAGGTATACCCTTCCGCATATGCAAATGGGTGGTTAGTAAGAACTTATAAGAAGCGTGGCGGACGCTTTAGAATGGGAGTAAAAAAGAGAAGATGATAGATTATATCAAAGTGAAGTTTACTCAGTTATGGAATATCCTATCAGGGAAAGACAAAAACTGGGACGGTTCAGTAGATATCAAAGATAAAATGATCGAAGCTGAAAGCAAAGGAAAATAAATGCCAGGACATAGCGGTGGACTAACTAAATGGTTTAAAGAAGGTTGGGTTGATATATCCCGACCAAGAAAAGGCGGAGGTTATGCTCCGTGCGGCAGAAAATCTGCAAGAGGCAAGAAAGCTGGAGGATATCCAAAATGTGTGCCTGCTAGTAAAGCAAGACGAATGACTAAAGCACAGATTCGTTCTGCTGTAAGAAGAAAAAGAAAAGCAGGTAATCCAGGTGGTAAGCCAACAAATGTTGCAACATTTGCTAAGCGAGGTAGAAAGAAAAAGAGAACTACCAGGAGACGCAGAAGGTAATCCTATAAGGGAGACCATGGACAGAAAAGAACTAATTGAAGACCTATACTTAATAGAGCAACTCTTAAATGAGTTAGTAGATAGAACTCAGAAAAAATTAGACAATAGCAAGAAAATTAGGAAACTACTAAAGTTACCACAGACCGTACATAATAAAGCACGGATAACAAATTATATAAAAAATGGCACTCAATAAACGAACACATAAATCGTTTTTAAGAAACAAACATGTTTATAAATCACCAGGGCCAGCTCGTAAAGCTGCAACAAGACTGGGATTAAAAGGCATACACGCTCATGGCAGAGGAAAAGCCAAGAGGTTCATGCCAGGAAGTTCTCACAAAGCATATACTAATGCGTTGAGAAAAAGAAGGAGAAAATAAATGGCTGGTAAATTTTTAAGCGGACCAACTGGTATTCATAATACTCAGAAGATTCGTAAACATAGACTCAATAGAGGAGTCACAAGAGATATGAATGCAGCTGCAGGAGTTACTGTAAACAGTAAAAACCCAAACAGTATGGAAGCATTTAGATACTCAACAGCACCAAAAGGAATTGGACCTAGGTTTGGTAAAACTAAGAATCCACCTAAAGCAAGATTCCCAGGTAGAAGAAGACGAAGATAATGGCACTTACAGCAGCAGAGAAAGCTAGGTTAAAGAAAGCAGGACTCACAGGTTTAAATAAACCAAAGAGAACGCCGAAACACCCAACCAAAAAAGCAGTTGTTGCTGTAAGAGTGGGTGGAAAAATAAAGATAATTAGATTCGGAGCGCAAGGCATGGGTCATAATTATAGTCCAGAAGCTAGAAGAAGTTTCAAGGCAAGACATCGTAAGAATATTGCTAAAGGTAAATCTTCAGCAGCGTTCTGGGCAAACAAAGTCTTTTGGGCAGGCCCAGGTGGTAGTACTAAACGACCACCTAAGTCGCAAAAGCACGTTAAAGGAATTAGAAGAAAAACAAGAAGGAAGAAAAGATGACAATACCTACTATAGATACAAGACAAGTTTGGTTAGATGAAACCACACTTAAAGTTACTAAAGCTCTTATGAAATTTACAGAAAAAGAGTTAAAAGGTGAGAGCTTAACAAGAGCAGAGTTAAATTACTCTAAGTTATGTAGCGCCTACTTATACCTTCTAAAGGTCGTTGAGAAACATGAGCTACTCGACGAAGAAGATAACCCATTTACCCCTGAGACATTACATTGATTGAATCTAGTAGAGCAGACGTAGAGCATAACTACTTAATGAAATTTGATGAGAGTAGATTCATTAAACTACCTATTGAGGGTTATATGGACTTACTTGATATAACACCTAACACATCACAAACTGCAATTATCAATGCAGTTAATAATCCAAAATATCGTTTTATCTGTGCCGCTGTTTCCAGAAGGCAAGGTAAAACTTACATATCAAATATAATTGGACAGCTTGTCTGTCTAGTTCCTAATTGTCATGTACTACTCATGTCACCAAACTATTCACTATCACAAATATCATTTGACTTACAAAGACAACTAATTAAACACTTTGATTTAGAAGTGATTCGTGATAATGCAAAAGATAAAGTTATAGAACTCAGTAATAATTCTACTATTCGTATGGGATCAATTAATCAGGTTGATTCAGTAGTTGGTAGAAGTTACGATTTAATTATATTTGACGAAGCAGCACTTGTAGATGGCAGAGATGCTTTCAATGTTGCACTAAGACCTACACTAGATAAAGAAAACTCAAAAGCAATATTTATATCTACTCCAAGGGGTAGAAATAATTACTTTGCAGAGTTTTATTATAGAGGTTGGAGTGATGAGTTTCCAGAGTGGGCTAGTATAAAAGCTACATACCATGAGAATCCAAGAGTATCAGAATCAGATATTATTGAAGCTAAGAAAACAATGTCCGCAAATGAGTTTGCACAAGAATACATGGCTGACTTTAATGTTTATGAAGGTCAGATATGGTCATTCAATCATGAAACTCAAATTGTAGATTTATCTAACTTTGAGACTAAAAATATGGACGTATTTGCAGGACTTGATGTTGGTTACAAAGACCCTACAGCTTTCTGTGTTATTGCGTATGATTGGGACGAGAAAAAGTTCTATGTATTAGATGAGTATCTAGATTCAGAACGAACAACAGAACAACACGCAGGAATGATTAAAAAACTTATAGATAAATGGAATATTGATTGGATTTACATAGACTCTGCAGCACAGCAAACAAGATTTGATTTTGCACAAAACTATGACATTACTACTGTTAATGCTAAAAAATCTGTACTAGATGGTATAGGACAAGTAGCAGGCATAGTTGATAATAATGATTTATTTGTTCATCAAAATTGTAGAGAAGTATTAATGTGTCTTGACCAATATCAATGGGATCCAAACCCTAATTTGATGAAAGAGAGACCAAAACATGACGGAGCATCGCATATGGCTGATGCATTACGATATGCACTGTATACATTTGAGACCCAGGTCACCTCGTTTTAGTAATACATGGCAAAAATACTTCTTGACTTTTGGTGCATATATTGGTATAATTGTTTTTAAGAGTAAGATATGAAATTTAAGAGAGATTTAGTTAAATATGTGAGAGATAAAGCTAAATCACAGTATAAAAAAGAAAACGAGTGTTATATTTGTGGAAGCACAGATAATTTAGATTTTCACCACTTTTACGGATTAACCGAACTGCTAGAAACTTGGCTACGTAAAAAGAACATAACTATAGAGATTGAGCAAGATATCCTAGATGTTCGCGAACAATTCATTGGTGAGAATTATGAAAAAGTTTATAATAAAACAGCTACTCTCTGCCATCAGCACCATTTGAGATTACACTCAATATACGGAAAACGACCCAAACTAGTCACAGCAGAGAAACAAGCAAGGTGGGTCGAGAAACAAAGAGAAAAACATGGCATGGTACGATAGATTTTTAGGAATAAACCGAGACACGGAGGAAAAATTAAATCCTTCGCAATATGTCATATCCAGAAACGAGGGTATGACTATCGATTCTCGTGAAATCGTTACTAATTATAGAAACGCTTACGAAGATTTAGAAGTTGTTAATAGAGCAGTCAATATGATAGTAGATGATGTTGCAGAAATACCATTTACTGTTGGAGAACAAAGACAAGGCGTTAAC